ACAACACCGGACCGATCTGTCACATCAAGTTCTTCAACCCGCTGGACGACTGGTACGGCATGAGCCCGGTTGAGGCCGCGAGCATGGAGATCGATGGTCGCAACATGAGCGGGAAGTGGAATCAGTCACTCCTCCAGAATGGTGCGAAGCCCAGCGGTGCGCTCGTCTACAAGCCGGCTGAAACTGATCCCGCGAACCTCACGGTCACCCAGAAGGAGGCCATCAAGGAGCAGATCAACGATGGCATGGTCGGCCCGAACAACGCGGGTCGCATCCCCATTCTGGACGGCCGTCTCGAGTGGATGCAGATGTCTCTCACTCCTGCCGAGATGGACTGGCTCGAGTCGCGCAATGCAGCCGCGCGTGATGTGGTGCAGGCGTTCGGTGTTCCTCCGATGATGCTCGGCATCCCGGGCGACAACACCTACTCGAACATGGAGGAGGCGCGCTGCGCTTTCCACCAGGATACGGTCATCCCGGTCCTCGGGTTCATCTGCGACCACCTGAACTCGTGGCTCTGTCCTCTCTACGGCGAAGACATCTTCATCATGCCGTACATCGACGAGATCCCTGCTCTCGCGCCCGTGCGTGAGAAGCTGTGGACACGCGTGACAGCAGCCACCTGGATGACCGTGAACGAGAAGCGTTCTCTCACCGGCTTCGATGCGCTGCCGCTGAAGGAAGCCGATGAGGTGTTCATCGCCAGTGGGCTCATCCCTCTCACCGGGAGCATGGACCAGCCCGACACGGATGAGTTCGGCAATCCCATTGAGGATCCGGATGCTGACCCCGATGCTGAGGAAGATCCCAAGAAGCCGTTCGGTGGGAAGCCGAAACCGGGCGACAAGCCGAAGCCCGGCAAGATCCCGCCGAAGAAGGATGTCGTCAGTCTCTACGAGCGCATGGTCAAGGCAGAGGCCAAGATCCTCGACATCAAGTACAGCGAGGAGCAGCCTCGTGCGGATAACGGCCAGTTCGGCGAGGGAGGCAGCGGTGGCCCTGGCGACGATGAGGCCTCTGATCACGCGGCTGTCGCGGCCAATCATCGCGAGGCGACTGGCGCCTTCAACACTGCCAGGAGCGAGATCCGCAAGGTCGTGAAGACCGGGAGCACCGATCGTGCCGAGATGGCGGTACGCGCGGCCGAGATCCATGCCGAGATCGCCACTCTCTACGCTGGCCCTCGCAGCGACGAGGTGACCGAGAAGTATAAGGTCCTCAAGTCAGAGCTCAGCAAGATCAAGAAGTCCCTCAAGAAGTAAGGAACATCATGCGTCTGGAGATAAAAGACTACGGGACTGAGAAGCGCGCCGAATGGTGGTGCGACGGGTGCAACACTCGTCACGCCTTTCGCTTCGAGGGCCCGGCGGGATGCGGCCCTGTCTGGAAATTCAACGGCAACGTCGAGCAGCCGACATTCTCTCCCTCTCTCCTCTATAGGCAGACTACGGCCACACCACCTGTGACGTCGGAGAATCTCGAGCAGTTTAAGCTGAGGCCATGGCCTCAGAAGGACGTCGTCGCAATCTGCCACACTTTCGTGGTGGATGGTATCGTTCAGTATCTACCGGACTGCACGCACAAGCTCGCTGGTCTTTCAGTCCCTCTCCCCGAACTCCCGTAGGAACATCATCATGAGCATCGTCACCGCACCCCTCCACTTCACCTCCGAAACCCAAGCGAAGGCATTCGCGGAACAGCACGACGCTGTCGCGATGCAGTTCGCTGAAGGATGGCACGTCGTCCCGAAGGCAGCGACCGCCTCGCGCTCGTACTCCGGCACCTACATGAAGCTGACCGACTGGCTCCGTGGTGGCGGGAAGACCCAGCACGTAGACCTCACCTGATCATGAACGGCGTCTGTCCATGCTGTCGCGTCCACTTCTACCAGGGACAGTGTCCCATCTGCGGAACGGAGATCTCAGGTGCTAAACCTAAGAAACAGGAACGCCCGGATTCGCGAGATGCGGGTGATACACCGCCTCCTGGAGAGTGGCGAGCGACGGATGGACAGAGCGCTCTTGAGCGAGTTCAACACGGTCGTGGAGAATGCAGCGAGCAACTATCCGAGGTGGGAGGTAGTGATCCCGCAGCACGAGAAGAGGCTCGGGAAGATCTTCCTCAAGGAGATGCTGCGAACAGCCTCAGCGGCGACCCAGAGAGCACGGGAAGCTACGAAGTTCCACCTCCCGCACCTCGAGTCAAAGCTCCTAAGCGAGGACGAGCTAAGAGCGATGACGGCAAGGTGGGTCCGAAAGCACGCGGCGAAAAAGGTAAGCGAGGTCGCTAAGACCACGAAGACCCGTATCGCGAACGCGATCGAGCGAGGAGTGGATGAGGACCAGACGACAGCACAGATCGCTCGTCGCATACGAGACGAGGTCGGTGGTATGTCTCGCTCACGCGCGCGTACTATCGCGAGGACAGAGACTCACGCTGCAGTCGGTTCGTCGCAACAGATAGAGATGACGGCAGTCGCCGAAGAGAACGACCTCAAGCTCAAGAAGACGTGGACATCTACCGAGGATGATACGACTCGCGAGACGCACATAGAAGCTGATGGACAGACGGTCGATCTCGACGATACGTTCACAGTTGGCGATGACGAACTACTCTTCCCAGGAGATCCAGATGGATCCCCGGAAGAAGTAATCAATTGCCGGTGTATAGCGATTTACGGTACCTAGGTAAGCCAATAAAATACCCCTTGCAACCTGTTTTAATCTGCCCCTAAGGTGAGCTCCATGGAACTCCTACTGGCTGGTATGGAAGTGAAGTTCGAGAAGGATGCGCCCGACGGCACATTCATCGGTTACGGATCCACGTTCGGGAATGTGGATCTCGGTAATGATGTCTGTGCGAAAGGCTGCTTCTCGCGAACTCTCAAAGAGCATCTGACCTCGAAGTCGATGCCCTCTCTCTACTGGATGCACGATCGTCGCATCCCGATCGGCGACTGGACCGCCATGGAGGAGGACGAGAAGGGTCTCAAGGCGACCGGCCAGCTCTGGATCGGCAAGGGGATCAAGGAAGCGGAGCAAGCGTACTGCATGCTCAAGGGAACCGGGAAGAAAGGTCTCTCCATCGGTTACCACACGCGCAAGTCAAGCATGGACGAAGTCAAGAAGACACGGACGCTGATCGATGTCGATCTCCCGGAAGTCTCTGTCGTCGGCTACGGGATGAACCAGAAGGCTCTGGTCACCCACGTCAAGTCTCTCGCGGGTATCTACCCGACCATCCGCGAGCTCGAGGATATCCTACGGGAGGTAGGAATATCAGCTTCTCAAGCCAAGGCGCTCCTCGCGTCTGGCTATAAGGCTGTTCGCTGGGATGGCGATCAGCAGAAGAGCGAAGAGGACCGGGAAGCGATCGAGATGGTGACGCGTATGCGCGCGTCCCTCCACTGACATCAACCACTCCTACACCAGGAAACGAATCATGACCGAACTGAAGGAAGTATGTGAGAAGCTCCAGACCGATTGGGCGGAGTTCAAGAAGACGAACACCACCATGCTCGAGAGCAAGGCCGAGGGCAAGTCCGTCAAGGACCTCGAGGAGAAGCTCACCAAGCTGAACGACTCGCTCGACAAGGGCTCGGCCAAGCTGACCGAGATCGAGGCCTCGATCAAGCGCTCGCTGGCGCAGAACGCCGGCTCGGGCAACTCCGAGGAGATCAACGAGAAGGTCCTCCGCAAGGCGTTCCGCCAGTGGATGAAGAAGGGCTCGGACCAGAACGGCAATGGCGCTCTCGCCGACGCCGTGAACGCGGTCTTCAACGGCGACGCCAAGCTCAAGGAGGCGTACTTCGAGTCGCATCCCGAGATCAAGTCGCTCGCGGTCAACACCGACACCGATGGTGGCTACCTCGTCCACGCGGACATGAACGGTCGCATCATCAAGCGCATCTTCGAGACCAGCCCGATCCGGCAGTACGCTGCCGTCGCCAGCATCTCGACCGACGCGCTCGAAGGCATGACCGACGGCGATCAGGTCGGCTACGGCTGGGTCAGCGAGAAGGCCTCCCGCCCCCAGACCGCGACCTCGAAGCTCGGGACGTGGCGCATCGACACCCACGAGATGTACGCCGAGCCCGCTGCCACCCAGAAGGTCCTCGACGACGCGGCCTTCGACATCGAGGGCTGGCTGACCGGCAAGATCGGCGATCGCTTCGCTCGTGTCGAGAACAACGCCTTCGTCCTCGGCACGGGTGACGGTCAGCCGACCGGCTTCCTGACCGCGAACACGATCAGCGATGCGGCGGGTGCCTCGGCGACCTACGACAACTACATCGCCGACAAGAAGATCGGGTACATCCCGACGGGTGTCGCGGACGGCTTCGCTCCGATCCCGGACACCGGTGACGCCGCTCAGGGTAACCCCCTGATCTC